TTTGTCTAGATGTCTGGACATGGCTACAGCCTACCGGCAGTTGACATTACAAACTGACCCAAAACTGGGGGATTTATGGCCGACACGTCGTCATCCCCTCCCATTCGCAAGGCTCCATGATGATCTCGGCCTTGTAAATCGAGCAGTACCTGAGGACCGTCGGCGGGAACGTCTCAGGCTCGTCCAGATGCTTCTCGGTGATTAGGACCAGGCCGGCGTCCCTGGAGTCGTCCAGGAGCACCCCATGCAGCGCCACGAAGCCTTCGTCGCCGACGGTGATGACCGACGACTCGTCCATCATCTCCCAGCCATAGAAAACCCGGATGCGCTTGTTGAGTTGCATCGACAGTGAAGCCAGCATCGACACAGCCACGTGATGGGCCATGGAGGCCGTCAGGGCCGCGTCCTCGTTCCCGTCACCGAACTGCGCCCTGGCCATGGCCATGGTCGCTGCCCAGTGGTCGTCGGTGTTCTCCAGCATGATGCTCAGACCGGCAGCCTCTTCGTTGACCTGGTGCTGTCGTTCGGTGATGGCTAGTTGCCACTTCGGAATGTCAGTCATTGGCCCGCTTCACCAACTTGTCGATGAGGCCGTTCATCACCGACACGGCCAGATCGTCTTCACCATCAGTCACAGCATCCACCACGATCCTCTTGGCTTCGATCAACTCGAAGATGTCGTCGTCGATCGTACCGTCAGCCAGCAGATACCACGACGACACCACCGAGGCGTCCTGTCCGATTCGGTGACAGCGATCAGTGGCCTGGTCATGCTCAGCGGGGGTCCAGCCCTGCTCAACGAACAGAACGTCGGATGCGGCCGTAAGCGTGATGCCGACACCTCCAGCCTTCATGTTCAGGACGATCACACGGGCGTCGTCGTCGCTCTGGAACTTGTCGATCACTTCCTGGCGGGCCTTCATCGAATCGGCGCCAGCGACCCTCATCCCGCCGTACTTGTCGGCCAGGGCATTCACGACGGCCTTGTGGTGGGCGAACACGACCAACTTGCGACTGGTGCTGTCGAGGAACGTGTCGATCCATTCCATCGCCGCGTCAATCTTGCCTTCGCCGGCGAGACGCTTGAGAATCATGATCTTCGCCAAAGCGTCGGCGTACTCAGAGTTGCGACCCTCTTCTGCGAGCCACACGATCGTGTCCGACTCCATCGCCCTGTACTCCTTGGCCTTCGCCGTCGAGAGGTCGGTCTCGATGGTGTACTTGGCCTTGGGTGGCAGTTCCTTCATCACGTCCTCCTTCTGGCGACGCACGTAGCAGGTGCGCCGCAGGAGAGCGTTCAACTCTTCGGTGTTGGAGGCGCCATTGAAGTCCCAGCCGTAGCCGTTCCTCTGGGCGTTGCAGTAGCGCTTCTTGAAGTTCCACGGGCCACCGAAATCTTCGATCCGTCCGAGAATCTCCAACTGTGAAACCAACTCGACGGGGCGGTTCAGGACGGGGGTGCCGGTGAGGGCCAGCACCATGACCGGGATGCCCTCAGCGATCTCCTTGAGGGCCTTCGTGCGCTTCGCGGCGGCGTTCTTGGCGTAGTGGCTCTCATCGAACACCAGCGACTGGAAGCCGACAGCGTTGAGGGCTTCCTTCTGCTTGTCAAGGATGTCGTAGTTGATAATCACCACATCTGAGTTCTTCACACCGACCTTGTTGTCGACGATGTGAACGGTCTTGCCTGGGAGCCACATGCGGACCTCGCGCTCCCAGTTGTGCTTCAACGTGGCAGGGCACACGATCAGCAAGGGGTACGCATTTTCGTGTTGGACTGAGGCCAATGACTGGACTGATTTGCCTAGGCCCATTTCGTCGGCGATGAAACAGCGCTTCGTGTCGACGGCGTAAGCGACGCCTGCCACCTGGAACGGGTGCAGGGCCAACTTCTCACCGGTCAGGGGGTGCTTGTCGCCCATCCCTGGGATGTGGAGGGTTGACGTGTCGGCCTCAGAAGCAACAGCGCGGCGTTCGGCCTGGGAGTTCATCTCGATGGCCTGCGCCTGGATCGTCGGGTCAAAGTCGAAGTCAAAGTTCACAGCGAGGGCAACCACCGACTGAGCCATCACGGCGGGCAGGGTCCACACCTTGCGCTTCGTGTCCCACCGTCGACCAGCAAGGTCCTTGACGGCCTCAACGAGGTAGGGGTCGTAGTCGAAGTCCATAACGAACGTGCCGCCCTCGAAGCGGAGGTCCCGCTTGACCCTGGTCAGTTCCTCAGCCGAGACGACCTCGAACTTGTCGAGTTGCGCCTGGACCTCGGGGCTGGTGCGGAAGCCGTTGGTCTCGACGAACGTGCGGACCTTGGCACCCTGCTCGACGGGGGCGAACCACTTCTGCGCGTCGGGCACCCAGTGGGCGCCGGTGATCTTCCGCAACTGGGCAACCAGCGCGGTGTCATAGGTGGAGGTGATGACGAAATGTCCATCGACGATCTTGTCGATCACACGGGAGTCGGCTGACTTGCGCTTGCGCTCGGCCTGACGGGCGTCGTCGCGGCCGTCGCCTAGGACCTTCTTCGGGACAGGGAGTTCGGCATAGACGTAGCCGTAGTCCTCCAACTGTTTGCCGTACTTGGCGAGCATGGTGTACGCCTCGTAGGTGAGAGCGTCAGACCACTGGGAGGACGCCATTTCGGCGGCGCGATTCCCAAATGGGGCGTCCGTTCCGTTGAACCCGACACCGTCCTGTTCCCTGGCCCCGTCGCAGTTCGACGAGAGGGCAACGACGGCCATCCAGATGGCTTCCTTGGTTGTGTCTTGAGTCAGTGTGTCAGTCATGACCACACTCTACCGGCAGGTGACCCGACCTACAACTCAATCCTTGCGGTCAATGACCATCATCATGTAGAGGACCAGGGCCAGCACAGCGCCCGCAAACAGCCCGCCATAGCCGACCCACTCCCACATCTACCGGATGCTCCCATTGGTGGATGACACCATCCTAAGGGTGTGTATCTCCCTGGCTAAAGCAACCATCTGCTGCACTAGGGGTTTGGAAACGGTCATGGCGTTCGCTACCTCAGAGTAGGTAAACCCATCGCCACCGTTGCCGAAATCGCATGCCTCTTTGACCGACAGGGCGCGCTCTTTGATGATCGACTGGCGAAGATCAGCAACGGCCGGCAGGACCTCGTTGTTGAGAATGCGCGCTCTTTCCAACGGGTCTTCGGATTCGAGAGCAACCTGGAGCAGACGTTCGACACTCACCTGGAACGCTCCGTGATGTACAACATCACCCTGTCTTCCCCACCATCCACTACTGGCGACCTGAACTCTAGCGACTTGACAAAGTTGGGTCCATCGTCAGGGATAACCCCAGCGTCAACCAGCCCGTCAATACACGCCTTCGCCACCGGGAAGTGCCCACCCGTGTCGGCCATGTTGCGTCGATTCTTCCGATGGGGAATACACAGGATGTCGATTGTCTTCATCTTTGGGACCCCTGCGGCCAGGGCGGCCTCGAACGCCGCCTCCCTCCACGTCTTAGTGAGTTTCGCCCTCTTGTGATAGTGCATGCCCCGTTCACTGTTGAGCGTGAATAACGGTCCCTCGATAACGAGCGTCCAATGCTTGGCCACATAGACACCTTATACCCCTTTCCTGGGGGTGCCCCAGGGTGGCACGTGCCACTTGCCCTTGTCGCAGAAGCCGCACTCCGTCTTGCGGTTGGCTGTGTCGTCTGATGGGGCCCAACCCGTCCCCAGGCAATAAGGGCAGTTCTCAACCATGGGCCAGTGTCTCCCTGATCTCAGCCATGTAAGCCCTGGCCTCTTCCTTCGTGGCGGGCTTGCCCTCAGGGCGTTCCAACTCATAGACGACACGCGGGCGAACGGCCAAGAGGACCTCCTTGAACTCAGCCCAGGAAGGCCACCACTTGCAGGTGTCGCTGATCTTCCCGACAGCCAACATGGCATGGTCGAACTCGAACGATTCGAGTTTCTCCACCCAGAACCTGACCTCTTCAACAGACACGGGCTTGCTGGGAAACACCACGCTGAGTTTCGCCAACACGTAGTCAGCGTGGTCGGGAGTCATGCCAAATACCCATTGTTAGGCTTCTCCTCCGTAAACGAAGTTGGGGTTGGGGCCGCTTAGCCCAATACGCCTTTTGATGATTTCGGTGGTCTTTACCACCTTGAGCATTGACGGCCTATCTTCATCCTCTATGAGTGCCTCGCGTGCCCGATCAGCCCGCTGCTCCCGCTGAGCGTTCATGACGTTGTCGTAGGTGCGATGCTCAGACTTGGAGATGTTTTCCATGGCGACCTGCGTTTCCCGTTCCAGAGGTGCCATGCCACGAATAGCGGCGTCGCAGATAGCGGGTCGAAGGTCGACCGTCAGAATCCCAGCATCCAAACTGATTACAGAGTCGCCGATAAGCGCGAAATCCAGATAGTCCATCTCAGCCTGCTGGACAAACGCCTTACGTTCAGCGCCAGCGATCGGCGGCATGTTCCGTTTGCGTACTCCCGCAGCGCGCTCCTGGAACCGTTGAACCATCGCTGCCGTGTCCAACGTGTTCACCGCTTCGATCCTTTCGGTTCTGCGCGTCTCACCTTCATCGGGACTGGCTTGAAGTCCTTGCCGCGAATCTTCAATAGTTCCTCACGGGTCGGTTGGTCATCTTGGTCAAGTCTGATGTTGCCCATCGCGGGCCTCCCTCGCTTGCCTAATTGCATCCCAACCCTTTGGGGCTGAAACTACATCTTCGACCTTCACTGTCGCCGGGTCCAACTCAGACCAGTGGTTGGCGATGGCCACCGGGGTGACAGAGGCGCCCTTGAACTTGCGGCGATACACCTGCACCCGCGTGTGAATCTGGGCGCCGGTGGCACCGGACTCCTTGAGTAGTTTCACGGCCTTGTTGTAGCGACCGCGCTCGTTGGAGTTGATCGTCGCAGTATTGACTCCACATGCTTCCATGATCGCGTCCCAGACCTCGTCGCGTTTCTTTGCGCGAGGTTCTATTTCGGTAGATAACGGTTCTATTACGGTTCCTTGGTCAGAGCCTGACCCTGCTGCCAGTTCAAGGCTTGACTCTGCTGCCGGGTCAGAGCCTGACCCTGTAGGGGTGTCACTCTGACCCCCCTCAAGAACCTCTAAACGGGTGACTTTGGCATAGTTCATTGTCACTATGTATGTGTTTGACTTTCTGCCCCCGCCTGGTTCGTAGGTCAGGAAACCCTTACTCAACAACTCCTTGATGCACCTTTGTACCGTCGAACGAGATAGCAGCGTGTACCGAGCGAGGGTGTCTAACGAAGGAAACGCGTTCGTGCCATCTGGCCGGCTGTGATTGGCGATCCCCAGGAGAACGAACTTCTCGTTTGTCGTGATGTTCCTGTCCTGCTCCAGAACCCAGACCATGACTTCAATCGCCATCAGTTCTTGACCCTGGAAATCGTCGCCTTAGTGGAACGCTTCACGTCACAAAAGTTGTCTGGATCGAGCCCAGGGACACGGGCACGCAAGGCGGTGACACGCCAGTCACGGAACGCAGCACACTCCAGCAGACGCTCCACGATGGCTTCGATCCACGGGGCCAGAATGGCGCGCTCGCTGATCGGTTCCCCAGTCTCCTGATCGACGTACTCACGGTCGGCAATCTCGTCCATGGCGGTATTCACCACTGACCGGACAAGGACGTTGTTCTGCCAGTTGGAGCGGTAGGACGACTGCTTCTTCTCAACAAGGAGCCCACCCCTCTCGAACTTGCGGGTCCCCAGGTTGTCCATGATCGACACCAGCGTCGGATTCGCTTCGTTGTCCACGTCGCGCATCACCGACTTGTGGGCCTTGATGACCTCCAAGAGGTCCACCATCGAGTTCGCAGTGCCCTGGAGGGTGTCCTCGGGGCCATAGACGGCGTCCTCGGCGTTCTCCTTGGCCTCGGCGATCGCCATGTCGAGCGACCTGCGGAGTTCCCCTGCCATCGCGTCAATCTCGGCTATCCGTTCGTCAAGATTCATCCTTGACCACCTTTACTCTCAGCCCAGGTTGTTCTGGGTTCTCGGGTGAAACGACAAGACGGTCTACCAGACCACACCACCGTTCGCCAGCGTCCATTAGGGGGGCCAGCCCGCCAGCCTCGCGTGACGGGATGTAACCGACATGCTCGGCGGCGACGAGCACCTTGATGGCGTTCGGGTCGTGTTCGTTCTCAGGCTCCCTGACGAGAGTCGCTATGACCCTCGGCGTCTTGCCAAACACTTCGACCATGGCACCGGCGATGTCCCAAAGGTTCTTCGGGTAACCAGGGCGGAACGTCACGCCGGCAACCGGGACCTCAAACGGGGACTTCATTCACTCATCTCCGCTATGGCCTCAGCGTGGAGATTCGTGACGGTGTTGAAGACGGAGTTGTATTGGCTGACCTTCATGATCGGCCACTGCCGGCCATTGAGTTTCTGGTGGGCCTCACGGGCCGAGTCCGCATAGCCAAGAGGCAGATTGTTGACCATCTCCTTGAGTTCGACGTGGGCCTTGGCCATCGCCTCGTCGCTCTCCCAATCGTCGGAGTAAACAACCTCGTCGTTCTCGATGTGGACGGCGAACTCAGGGACCCCCACCTTCTCGGTGAGCCCCTCGACAACGTGTTCGTGGTCGGCGTCGGGTGAACCGCCACCACGAATCGCGTCGTGTTCGGCGTTCCGCCGCTTGTACTGGACGATGAGTTTCATCTCCCCAGCAGTGTCGGCGTAACCGGCCCTCTTGAGAGCGCGCCCCAGGGCCTTGGTGCACAAGATGTTCCACGCGTCGGACGGGTGGTCGTTCTTGTTGGACTTGGCGTCGGAGAACGGCTTGTACCCGACGATGGGCAACTCGTCTGTGGGGCGCAGGAGAATCTGCGCGACGCAGTAGTTGTCGGAGCCCCCGAACTTCTCGGGGATGCCAAGTTCGACTCCCGTCATCTCGGAAAACTCGGCGATCGCTTCGGGGTAGTCCTGCTTGAGGACCCCCCAACGGACGGAAGGTGATACGTAGTCTTCGGCAATCTGCGCCATGTCTTGCTCCTCCTACTGGGGATCGTGTAGGGGAACTATACCGCCGCTTGGCAGTAGACACAACACCTAGGAGAGTTCCCGACCGCCCGCCTGCTCAACAGCGTTCGCGAACAGCAGAGACAGCACCCCGAACGCCGCCTTCCCGCCACCCAGGTTGAACAGGGCCACGATGTCCCAGAAGTCGTCCTCACCGGACTCCTTGATGTGGACATGGGCGTCTTTATCAAACAGCCGAATCCCCAGAGCGAGGTCCTGCGCCGTCTCAAGGAGAGGGACCGCGCACCCGAGTCGATACCGGTACGCGGTCGATGGCATCAGTCTTAGTCTTCGGCGGGCACCGGTTCAGCGACGACGCTGTCCTGGGCGTCAGCCTGGGCTTTCCAGGCCTCGATCAGGGCATCCTTGACAGCGATCTCGGCTGTCATCTGAGCGATCTGATTGGTGAGTCGGTTGATGACGTTCTGAACGTCGATTTCTGGGTCTGGCATGGAGGGGAGTCTACGCCGTGGGATCAGCAACCGCCGCCAAAGCGGCTTGCCTGGCCATGTTCCAGAGTTCCTCGTCCACCATCCTCTGGAGCCAAGTGCCGACCGCTGTGAGCCTGTCGGCCTCAGACGCGTTCGAGTTACCGAGGTAAACGTCGAACGCTTCAAGTTGCCCGTCAGGGATGGTTGCTGCTAATGCCAAGTGAGCCATTGTCTTATCCTACTCCTAACTTTCCAGGACCGCGATGCGGGCCTCTAGCGCCTGAATGGCAGCGACAGAGTCGGCCAAAATGGCGTGGACATCGAACATGACAGGGTTCGCTTTGTCAAGATCGTAGTAGGCGGTGACCTCTTCTTCGGTCCACTCGTCTTGGATCGAACAGAGGCTAGGCAGCGTCTTGTCGTAGCCCTCGCTCTCAGGGTCATCCGACTTCCACCAGTTCCACACGCCGTAATCGTGGTCTACCACCGCCACCTCTTCTGCGATGAAGCCCTTGAAACGCTCATACTGCCACAGGTCGTCGATTACCAGATCACTCGGGTTGTTCGTGGGTGTGAACTCAACAGGCCGGAGACCCTTGATTCGAGCCAAGGCGTCCGTTGGCGAAATCGTGGTGACGCCCGTCTTGACACGCTCCGATGATGTCGCTCTCATCACCTGATCGGCGTCGTTTATCCACATGTACCAACCGGTACCAGACCAACTGGGCAACACCGAAGCGTCCATCTTGTAGTGGTACGAATACTTCCACCAGTTCCCCGACAACCCAAGATTCTGGGTGTTGTGGGTGGAGGGCCAGAGATTGACGCCGTGGATCGAAACGCCGCTGGTGCCAGTCTGCAACTGAGTACCAGTCGCGTAATAAAGGCTTGTCACGCCATTTGACCATGCGACAGCCCCATAGTTGGCACCCGAGCCACTACGCATGTAGAGGTTCCCAGTGGCTTGAATGATGCGGCTACCACTCAAATAGAAGTCATGCGTAACCGGGGTAGTTGCGCCCCCCACCAGGTTGAGCACGTTCGCGACGGAGTTGTACCCAACGACGTTAGAGGAGCCGATTTGGAAGCACAGAAGATCGGCTGCTGACGCTGTCGATAACGTCATATTGCCAAAACTGATTTTCATTGTGCCGGACGCGGACGAAGTAGTGCTCGTATAAAGCCCACCATTTGTGAAGGCTGTGGTCTGTGGGGCTAGGGCGAGGATTGACCAGATGGTCTGGTACGAGACGCCTGCGGTCGACGAGTCGTAGAACATCAGAAGATCGGTCGTCGTCGGCGTCGGGTAGGCGAGCATGTTGCTGAAACTGATTCCGATTGTGCCGTTAGCGCCCGTCTGCCAAATCCCACCATTCGTCAGGTGCGTGGTAATGGCGATGTCGGCAATATCCTGCGCGGTGGTCCTGTAAGTCCCGCTAGCGGAGACATCGTGCATGGCTATGTAGTCGCCCCAGTGCAGGCTTCCAGCAGTCAGCCGTGACAAATCAAGCCTGATGTCAGGGATTGGCCCGCCGCTAGAAACGGTATAAAGGCCGGAAGTGGCGCCAGTCAAGATGCCAGTGACATCACCATCCCCAGCAGCGGCCAGGTCGAGGATGTTCTGAATCGTGCAATACCGCGTAACGGCGGCGCTGTTGTCGTAAATGCCGACCTTGTCACCGACCACCGGGGTTGCGTATGTCAGTTTCCCCAGGTTTAGAGAGAGGTCTGGGATAGGGCCAGTGCCGCTAGTGACGGAGAGGCCACTCGTGATACTGACTGTTACGGCGGTGAGGTCACCGTCGCCTGTGCCCTGCGGACCCAGATCGTTGATGTCCTGAATCGTGCAGTACCCCGTAGTGGCGAGGGAGGTGTCGTAAATGCCGACCTTGTCGCCCAACGTCGGGGTTAGCACTTCTCCCAGTTTCCCCAGATTCAGAGAGATGTCTGGGATGGGGCCTGTGCCGCTGGTGACTGACATGCCGCTCGTGAAGCCTGCCGTTACAGTCTCGATGTCGCCCTGTGGGCCCAGGTCGTTTATGTCCTGGATCGTCACCCGCTTCGCGTAGCCAAGGGAGTTGTCGTGAATCGCCACCCAATCGCCAACGACCGGGGTGATCTCATCCAAAGCAGTCAACAGACTCAGCCCAATAGACGGGGTTGGGCTGGATGCCCCCGACAGGTACAAGCCGCGATCGGCGACCACGTCGACCGCTGTAACGGTGCCCTGTGGGCTCAAAGCGATGATTTCAGCGAGATCGACCTTCTTGGCGAGACTCGCACTGTCGTCATAAACCATCAACAAATCGGATGTGGCCGTGTTACTTGAACCCATGTCGGCCAACCCATCCGCCTTGAACCACGAATGGGCGATGTTGGCAAATCGGACCTTCTTGTGAGAACTGGTTGAGGAGTCGTAGAAGGCCACATAGTCGGAAGCAAGGCCCCCTGCCACCACAGAAGTCCCAGTATCCAAACCGTTGAAATCGAGACTCAAATCAGCGGCCCCTGTAAGTACCCCGCCCGCCAAGCCGGAGGTCGCGGCCGTGGTCACCGCAGTGATGTCGCCACTGCCACCACCGACGTTGGTGTCGCCCCACATGAGGTCACCACCGTCGTTCCACAACTTGACCCTGGCCGCACCGGTGTCGTCATCACCAGTAGCCGGAGTGCCGGAATCCAATGTCAGCCCACCGGGCGTACCGGTAGCGATGGCGTGGCTTGTGATCTTGAACCCGCCGGGAGCGGTAACGACACCCGTTACCTCGGCGTAGGCGGTGCCGGTGGCTTCGGGCCTCGCCCCCATGATGAGACCCATGTAGTCCATGTCCTTCGGGTGGACCAAAATCGCCTCGCCGTCACCACTAGCACCCGATGGATCACGAAGTCTGACCCCCGCGTACTTGAACCCACTATGGAAACGAGGAGCCACCAAGTAGGCGGCACCCGTCCAAGCGGAGGAGGTGTCCCCGTCGATCCACCTTTCCTCTGTGAAAACGGTGTGACCGGGAATGGCCTCAAGGGAGTTAGCGGTGAAGCCCAACAGGTACCCGTACCCCCCGCTGCTACCCCCGAAACCAAGGTCGGTGGTGTTGTCACCGATGACCATGCGGGGCTCGCCAGCGTTCCCGTTCGCAAAGATGTCGGTTGCGGACCCCGCACCAGTGGAAATCCTGCCTATGAACTGGACATCGCCCGTATTGTCAATCCAAGAGGTTGCAGCGTCAGTGCCGTTGGCTGTGTCGGCGTTCGTACCCGCCTTAGCATCGTCAATGTCGGCGTAGTTCCCCCACCAAATGTTGCCGTCATGGTCGATGTTGAACGTCATCTCGTTGCCGGTTGTGCCGTCGTTCAACTCGCCGGCATCCTCGGCGGTGGCAGGCTGCGGCATCCTGATCGCAGAGGTGAAAATCTGGCCTATGTCAGCGTTAGACGCTGTCAGCGTGCCGGTGTCGATACGCGTGGTGTCGATAGTCCCAGCCTTGATGTGGGTTGCGTAGATGCCCTCTTTGCCGATTATCACCCCGAGTTGCGACTGGTCATCGAGGTCCAGGTCCACCCATTCGGAATACTCCCCTGAACCCACAGACCAGTCGTCCTGCGGCGTGTTGTCCCAGTTGACCGCCCTGACCCTGACAAAGTGCCTTCTCGCGGGTGATTCCGACTTCAACCCAGCGCAGATGAACCCGTCTCCGCTGGGGACGACGAAGGTCTGAGCGTCGTCTTCATCCCAACCGGACTCCTGGAGGCCGAAGGTTTGAGTCCACTCGTTGCCGCTGGTTTCGCTGAAACTCCCGTTGGTGCCCCCTGATTCGTTGTTCGAGATTTGGATTTCGTAGCGCCCACGGTTCCCGACCATCGCATGATCGTTCCCACCGTTCAGATCGCTGAACTTGACCAGGATCGCGTTCAACATCGGGAACAATGAGATGCCAGACACCTCATCAGGCGCATCGGATTCGCCTGTCACGTCGTCGAGACTGGACGCAGCGACAGTGAAGTCGTCCCCTACGTGGTAGTCGCTTGTGAGTTGCGTCTTGGTAACCGACCGGGCGCTAACCTCGTACTCCTTGCCCTCAGGCCCTGACGGTAAGCCGTGAATGACGACTTCCTGTTGGGTGCTGCGGCGATTGACTGACGTGGTCCGCCGGTACGTCTTCGTGGGAGCGTCGACCGGATTGACCACGGCTTCATACAGCAGCATTTCGTTCTCCCAGCCCTTCGGCTGGTCAAAGGTGACCGTCGCGAACCGGTCCCCGCCCTCCTGCCCAGCGACGGCGACAATGTTGAGCGGCGCCATTGGCTTGCCACTCGAATAGGCGTTCGCCTGGGTGATCTGCGGGGAATACTGCTCGGTTTCCTCCACCTTCCTCAAGCGGGCAATGACGTTGTCGACGACCTCGCCGATCGTTATCTCAACAGCGAACTCTTCTGGGCTGACATTTGCTGAGAGCCCGACAACCTGGCGGGATGAGAAGACGCCAGGTTCGTACTCGATCTTGACCGTGTCAGAAATGCCGAAGTCAGTCCACGCCTCCGTGGTGTCCGTTTCGACGTACTGAAACGTGAACTCATCGAGGACATCCTTGACCTCGTTCAGAGCCTGATTGGCTGCGTCGATGTTCGACTGGCCATGGGTGTTGTCGTACTTGACGAACCCTTCCCGCCGGCCATACGTAGCCTCAGCGGTTGTGTCGTTTGCCCTCTCGAAGACGAAATCGTTGGAGATGAACATGGAGGTCCGCAGGTCGGTGCGGCGAAGCGAGTTAGCAGAACGAACTGCCTGCGGGACGGTGAGCATCACGGTGGCTGACAGGTCAGAGCCGAGAAGTTTCGCTATCGAAATCTCGCCGTTGGGGGCGACCCTCCACTGCGAGTTGGCCGTCTTGGCGACACACTCGTTGAGCACCTGGAAGTAGTTCTGCCCTGTCTGTAAATCGAACAGCCACTGAACGTCATCGGCGGTGTAGGTACTCGTGTAACTCCATTCGTTGGCTGTGCTCGTGCCGTTCGAGTCGTACCGCTCGGACAGGTTCGATGACAGGCTCAGAGGCCAATCAACGGCGTCGCCGTTACGGTCGCCGGCACCACCCCCACCAACGAGGGTCGCCAGGGTGACAGTCGTCCAGGCTTCGACACCACGGGTGCCGCCTGGCGTCGAATCGGTGTCCAACCACAGGGCCGTTGTGGCCGGCAGGCCGGTGTTTGCTTCATTGAATAGGTGGACGAACGCCCCACCGCCGTAAGCCTTGTACTTCGGCCCGTGATACGACTCTGGGTCGCCCATGGTGCCGTGCCTGGGCATCGTGTCCCCAGCCTGCGTTTCCAGGTCGGCCTGCACGTTGTGGGTGGCTCCGAACCCTCTGCCCATAACCTCAACAAGGGCGTCAGGGTCAAGGTTGCCACTTACAACAAGGCCATCGTCGTACTTCTCGGGAATGACAATCGCCCATTCCAGGCAAGCAGCCAACCCGCGACCACCCATAACGGCGCGTCGGCGTGGCCCCGCGTACTCGATTTCGGCCTCTTCGATCAGGAACGTGAAAACCAGAGACCCACTGCGGTAAATCTGAACGGCGTAGTTCCCTTCCCAGGGGAACTCGCTGTTGTCGTTGTAGAAGGTGGTTAGCCAGGGCTCGTCATAATCGAGGTTGACTGCGCCGTGACCAGGGTCGTTGACCTGATCCCCGAATGTGCAGTCATTCCAGTTTGAGACGTAGGCGACCTTCGCCAGCGTGGTGGCGTTGACAACCCAAATGTCCCACGGGGCGACATCTGGCATCAGATATACGCTTTAGTATACGCAATCGAAAACGCCGAGTTGGAAGAGATGGCGTTAGAAACACCTGGAAGCAACTGAAACCAGTCGGTCGTTGACGACCCTGAACGGGTCAAAGAACCGATGGCGTTGCTCCCGCCGTCTGTCACCGTGTAGTTCTTTGTGTCGATCACGATAGTCCCACTGTTGGTGCCGGAGAACGTCAGTGTGCTCCCCGTCGTGGCGTTCGTGATGGTCCTATCGGCACCAACAGTGGTCAGGGTTATCACCATGTCGGTCATTAGAGCCGTCCCACCAGGATCGGTGACACCGGTGATCGGTGTTGCGGCGATTTTGACCCCAGACGAGTTGCACAAATACCAGCGAGGATCGACATACAGAATCGGCACGGAGAACTGTGTGTGATTCCACGTGCCGTGATCCCCTGTGGAGATCGGCCCGTTGACTTCGCCGTAGTTCAACCTGTACACGGTCGTAGGGCTAGCCGGCGTGAACTTCATCGTCCTCATAACCTTCAACGGGGCGTCGAAACCATCCGCCTTCTTAGTGGTTGTGAGCGCACCCATCAGGGTTTCCCAGTTGGCGTTGAACTGCGCCTCCCTGGCGCCAAGTGCCGTAAGCGGGGCCCCAGCCGAGTTGTATTCGCCAGACACCCACATCTCCCATGTTTCCTGCCGGCCACCCATACGCTTCTCACGCCACCGAAGACCGTGGTCCATTGCTGGGATCACATTCTCGCCTCGCATAACAGGCGTGTTTTGCGTGACTGCGGTGAGGGTGAACGCCTGGCCATCAAGCAACAGCGCTGTTGGCTGTGTCGCCGAAAAGATCGAATAAGTCTCTACTGTTGCCATGAGGACTCCTTAGGAGGGTCCGCCATAAGGGGAGGCGTGAATGGGTAGGGAGGGAACGGAGGGAGTGTCCTGGAGATTGAACGCGTTTATCAGCCACCCGTCGAGGAAGCCCTTCTCCACATTGTCCTTGATTACATTCCCGATAGATTGCCCGATTTGCTTGTCTGGGGTAGCCCCTGGGTAGGCAATGATCGTGATGTTCGCCTGGTTTTGGATAGACCCACTCTGGAAGTTGGCGGCGGAGGCCATCGGATGGCCCTGGCCGGGCCCCGACCCAGGGATAAAGGCGCCAGCGACTGGTTCGGACAAGGAGGCCAACATCGACGGGGAGATACCTGGTGCACCAAAGTTGCCCCCAGACGTGTCTATGTCACCCATCTGGAGGACCGGGATAGGTAGCCCGTCAGCCATCTCGGCGGCGGTGACGAAATCTTTCATGTCCTGGGCGATCGCCGCTACAGCCGCCTGGAACTCTGGCGAGGTCATCTGCGACCACAGGCCACCATCGTCGGCTCTTAGCCCCGCCAAGGAAGTCAGATTCTCATTGGTGAGACCGACGGCAGCCCCCATGGCCTCGAATGTCTCGACGGCCGCCTCGCCCTCGATCCGCAACTCGGTTTGGGTCTCTACCACAGTCGCCCCAGCGTCCATAGTGCCCAACTGGGCTCTTGTGACCTCCGCCCCCAACTCGGCCCTGCGGTCGAACTCCGAAATAGCGAACTCGGCCTCAAAGACAGCAAGTTGGAGGTCCTCCATGTTGCCCTGGCCGAGGCGGAGAGCACGCTCCGCGGAGGCCAGGTTCCTGTCCAGTTTGGAGCCAGTCAACCGCTCAAAGGCGGTATCAACACCCGTGCCACCGTGTCGCAGCGTGGCCTCCGCTAAGGCGGCCTTAGCCTCTTCCAAGTCGAGAACAGCGCTGATAGCCCCGCCGACAGTGTCCATCCGACGCCGGGCCGCGCTCATGGCGGCATCAACAAAGTCCTTCATTACGCTCTCGAACTTGGGGACTTCGGAAAGCACACCGTCTATTACCTGCTGGACGATATTCCTACCCTGGAAGTGGAACAAGTGGGACTTGGACTCAATGCCATCTGCTGCACCCTGGCCGATGTCTACGCCCACCATCCAGAACAACTTGGATGGCGAATCGGTTTGGGCCTTGTCCCTCATGGCTTCGTGGGACTCTTGGATCATTTTGCGGGCCGCGGCAATAACCGCAGGGGTCGCCCCCTGCATGCCGCCAATGAACCCAATAGCAACATCGTCGCCCAAACCTGAGGCCAGGCCCTTTGTCCAATCGTGCATCTCCGACGTGTTTATGATGCCGTCGAGAACGTCCTGCATCGCCGCTGGAATCTCGTCGTCATCGTCTGCGAACAGAAGCGCAATGTTCTCGGAGGTCAACCCCTCAGCCTCGAAGAACTTCTTCAATTCCTCAGGGTCCATATCTTGGGCCAAAGCGTTACCCAGCATTGCCCCGAGTGCCGCTTCGACCTGCGAGGCCGCTTCCTCAGAGTCGCCGCCAGCCCGAATGATCGCCTCCCCCCACTCGATGGAAGCCTCGATGTTCTGACGGAGCATCTCCCTGTTCTTCTTCCCGATCTCCGTCTGGGAATCCATACCCACACCGTTCTCATGGAACGCTTCGGTCATCTCGACCAAGCCCGTGTTGAGTTCATCCTGGGCTTCACCAACCCCCATGCTGCGGCCGATCAGATCATCGAAACGCCTGTTGAGTTGCTTCGCCGCCTTATCCGCCGACGAGAACCTGGTTTCCAGTTCCGCAAAAGCACTCTCGATGGTGCCGACGCCCGCTACCAACTCGCTGTCCGCAAGCGTGGTGCTCAGCCACTCATCCATGATGACCTGCATCGCCGCTGTTTCGACACCGGAGGCAGACATGGAAATGCCGAGCCTGGCGTTTTGGTGCGTGATGTTGCCGATAGCCAAGGAGTAGGCAGCGGAGATGTCCTCAAAGTGCGCTATTGCGTTGTTGCTCTGGCCCCCAACCCTCACCGTGGCGGCTGTATCGATGGCGGACATCAGTTGCCCGAAAGTCTCAGCGCCTTCCCAGACCTCGTCGGGGATGTCGGTGAAACTCTCTTTGAGATGCTCTTTCAAGACCACGAACACGTTGTTCAAGTCGCGTTCAGCAACCTCTAAGGAGGCGCCAGCCCCCTGCGCTGCCATAGACGCTTCGGTGATACCGGCTGCGAACCCGTGCCATAGTGAGACAAAGTCGCCCACTTGACCGCTTCTCAGGGCCTGGGCCATATCGTCAGCGAACGGTCCAATCGCTTCGGAGGCACCGACCACACCGCTCAACACCTCGTCAAGGACCGTTTCTGGGCCTCCCGCAGGGCCCCATTGGACATCAAAGAAATCGACATCAAGGACGCTGCCCATGTCCAGAGCCTCTGCTTGGAGGGCTATGCCGATTTGCTCTACCCAGTCGTCCCGCTTCCCCGAAATCAACTCCTCAAGGACCGCTGGGTCGAAGAACCCGCTGTCGAGGAACTGTCCGAGACTTCTCACCCAGGGGTCGGCGCCGGATTGTTTGCTGAGGAGTGTCTCCGAGGTGAAAACGACATCGTCCATGTTGCCGCTAATGGCGTCTGCGTAAGCCTCTCTCAGGGCCTCTCGTTCCATAACCAGATGGTCCGCCGCCACGCGCCCCTTGAGTTTCGCTGCGGCGATGACGTTCTCCACGACCTCGTCCCCAGCAAGGAAAGCGCTGAGTTGCTCCTCATTCACGACTCCACCATCGGCAGTGGTCCCGCCAAAGAGCCGCATGAAGGGGTCAACCTTCAACCTGTTCCCCTCAGCGTCGATTATCGGCCCAATATCGCTAACCATGTTGCGAACCAGTTCCTTCAAGGCCGCCCTCACCGCTGGGGTGTCACCGCGGCCGAAGAAGTACGTCATAAGCGCTTCTTCGGACTGGAAAGCACCAGCCGTCTGGGAGATGTCCAGGGCGTCGTCAATGCCCTGCTGGAACTCGGTTATGAACCGGGAGGCGAAACGGGCTGATTCTGAGGTGTCGACAAACTCCTTCAACGCACCAGTGATGTCCTTGATCGGGTTGATTACTTCCTCGCCGGCGATACGCACATCACGCAACTCGTCACGCAAGTTCCGCGCCGAGTGGGCCGCCGTTTTGGCCTCGTTGCCGAAGCCCCAGAAGCCACCTGTCAAGAAGGCCAGGGCCGCTCCGAGAGCCAGGATGGCGATGCCGACACCGCTAGTAATCAGGAGGCCCCTCAAGGCCACACCAAGACCAGCGCTGGCGATTGTGGTCTTCACCATGGCGGCTTGGAGGAAGATAAACGCCTGGGCCAGACGCCCAGCCACTATGAGGCTCAACCCCATTGCTGCTGTCAACAAGGCGATACCCATTACCAACTTGAGCACCACGGCGTGGGTGGCAACCCACTCGAAAATCTTGGCAACGGCCTTGATGGTCTTTGTCACGATGTCAACCAGCGGGACCATCGCTTGACCAAGTTCGGTGAAGGAAACCTTCAAGTCGGCTACGGCGAGAAGCATCCTGTGAGAGACAGTGTCCTGGACGGCCTGGAGGGCCAGGTCGGTATCACCGGCGGCGTTAGCCAGTTCAGCGAAAATCTGGGTGTTCTCCTGCAAGTTCTCACCGGTGATGTCCATAGCGCCAGCGAGAGCACGCACGTTGGGGAACACGTCAGCGAATGCTTCGGCGTTGTCCTTGGAAAGGTCCCGCAGTTTCGTAAGAACGACCAGGAGGCCCTTCCTGCGGGCTATGTCGGCGAGTTCACCCTCGGCGACACCCATCTGCTTCAACGCTGTGGTTGTTTGGCGTGACGGGTCCAGGATGGACTGCATGATCTGGCGCAACTGGATGGCCGATGTCCTGGCGTCGGTACCGGTACGGGTCATGGCGGCGATAGCGGCTGCCACCTCATGGAACTGGATGCCCATGGCTGAGGCCACTGGAATCGCCTTGCCGATGGCGGGCGTCAATCTGGTGGCTTCGACCTTGCCTTCCCTAACGGCCGCGGTGAGAATGTCCACGGCGGCAGCGCCGTTGAGGTTCTCTGAGCCGTAAGCGTTGACGGCCGAGGTGGCGGCATCGGCCACAACGGAGGTTTCCCCCAGGCCGATAGCGGCACCCTTCGCCGATGCCTCCATAACCTCTAGGGCGGCAGCGCCACGCAAACCAGCGGATGTAACGAAGAACATGGCGTCTGCGAGTTCCTGAGGGCCACGACCGGTCGCACGAGCGACCTCTTTCACCTTCTCAGTGAAGTTTTCGACCGCGCCGGCGCTAATACCCACCAACGCTTCGATCTTGACCATCGACCTCTCAAAGGTCGTGAACGTCTTGAGGGCTAAACCACCAATAGCCAGCAGGGGCAGACCGATGTTCCTAAAGAGCAGCCGACCTGTCGTCTGAGCACGGAACGACAAAGTGTTCATGCTCGTACTCATGGTCGTAACGGCCTTGGCGGCCTTCGTCGCGGCTTTGCCAACCGGGGCTACCGCCCGCGAGGCCGCGGCTGAACCTGCCGCGAGCCCCGAGGGGTCTAGGATAATCCTCTGTACGAGGGGTGGAAGCGGGATACCAGCCATTTACACCATTCTCCCCCATGGAGGCAGCAGGCTCAACCCGTCGAGTCTGCTGGTCGTTGACTAGCGAAGTCGTGGCGGGATTCCTGGACCTCGGACGTAGGCACACGTCCCCTAGCAGACGCGACGAACGCCGCCAGATCGCTCGTTTTCCTGGCCTTCTTCTTCCCGCGGTCCTTCACAGAAACCGCTGCTATGACTTGACCGGGGCTGGCTTCCCAGAAGTCTTGGAATCTTTGGTGCGTTTGGCACCAGGCGCTGATGGCTTCTTGCCAGGGGTACCGGTACCTTTCATCTGTTTCTGTTCCTCTTCGGCTTCCGCCAGGGTCGTCTTGAGTTCCTCGTTCAGCATCGTGATCTGCGACTCCGTCGCCACTTGCGCTTGTGCGAGCAGCCTGCTCGCCACGGTAGGGTCCACGCCGTTGGCCAACGCCCAAGCCGTCCCAATAGCGTTGTTGTAAGTCCCCAACTCCCCCTCAAGAAGGGACAAACCAGCCTCTTCCACCCCCCTGCCCATCAGCAGGGCAAAGGTGCGGCGCAAGGTGGAGATTGGCTTATTAGCCATCGCATCCTGCCAATCAGGCAGGCCCTCCCATAGTTCCTCAATGTCAGCGATCGTGTTGTGGGTGAACCTTACGAAGAACTCTTCGCTCTCGACGTTCCCCTCGGAGTCGCGGACCTGTGCGAATGAACCCTTTTCGCCTTCGAGTCTGGCAATCCGAACAGGGACACCCTTGTTCCGTAGCACCGCTGGTGTGTAATCCATGCGGGAAGCGTACACCTACGCGCGGAGGGACGGCGACTTCACAGCCGCCGTCCCTCGCTACCCGCTAGGTGTTGTGCTTAGAGAGTTGCCGCAGTTTCGGCGATTTCGATGTCGCCCATGCGAACGATGCTGGCCGTGGCGTAGCCGTAGGGCAGAATCGCCTCAGCGGTGAACGTCGGGCTGCTGAACGAGTCTGTCGAACCGCCAAGCAGTGAACCGCCGGTCAACTGGCACTTCTGGAGTGTCAGAACAACCGTGGCCGGAGTGTCGCCAGCCGAGTGCTGGAGGTCGTCCATGAGGACGGCGATCATGAAGTACGGCAGCGACGTGTCGTCCAACCCCATGGTCTGTGTGTAGGTACCGGAAGAACCTGCTCCAGTGTTGTCCTGGCCCAGGAGGACTTCCAGAACGTCCAGCGAAAGTTCGCTGTATGTGCAGGAGAAGTTGAGACGGTCGATCTTGCCCTTCTTGGCAAGCACGGAACCGCCGTCACCCTTCAACTCTGCGGTGATGAAGTTCGGCTCCAGAGATACTTCCTGGATACCGGGTACGTCGATGCCGGGGCTTGTGAAGGTCATCGCCGCCGACGCAGGGTCGGTCAGCATCTGATAGACCTTGCAGTCCTTGACATCGAAGGTGATTACACTACTTGCTACAGGCATCGGAAATCTCCTTAGCGGGTATAGGCCTGGTTCGTCTTACCCAGTCTCCCCCATCCCATGTAAGGGGTGAGAGAGGGTATTCGCGGCCTATACGGGGCCCCTCACACGGTGTCGCTAGGCCCTTCGGTACGCTGGAGCCAGGTACCCACCCTTTACCCAATGGAGTGACATAGCAATGGACTTCACCGTCACAATGACTAACGCCACGAAGCGGTCGATCCTGCTACGGGCTATCGGGGGCCTGGAGGAAGAACTCTGGGACCTCTGCTGGACCGAGGGTCTTGACCCCGACGATTTGGCAAACCCGTACACCGCGCCCGCCGACAGCGAGCGAACAGGTCTTACCCACCTCGTAAATGCTCAAGTCAGGCTCAACTCGGCGACCGCTGCGTACAACGCCCTACCCGCATAGTAGAGTCAGTTCATGGCTCTTTCTGCCGCACAGGCCACCGAAGCAGAGGCTCGGGCGATTGAGTACCTAGAGTATTCGACCTACTCACTGTCTCTCATGCTTGGGGTAGACCTCACAGATGTCAGCGGCTCCTGGGTAATCCCAGTCGCCGCTGGCCACGACGAGTACAACGCCCACGACTGTCTCAAGAAGCAGGTAGTTGTTCTAACTGCGTTGAAGGCGTAACCATGCCTGGCGTGAACGACGGGTCAGCCGATGGGCGCACCGGGGGTCAGAATGCTGATCCCAAGATGTACGCACGGGCCATGGCCGACGGTTGCACAGTGGACGAATCGGACCCCACTAACCGCGTCGGACCACGTCCCTGGGACGACACAACCCGCGACCAGGGACTCCTTGTTTGGAACCCCGATCTTATGATCCACGAATACGTCGACGATCGGGCAGCGAACTTCTGCCTGAACTTCAACGAGGGGATTCGAGGCACCGGCGTAGCCATGATCCCATCGGACACACCTTTCAACAGGGACTATGAAGATGTCTAAACGCTCCTCAAGCGCCACTGGCTACATCTACGACCCAGCACAGGACCTGGCGTTCGCTGAGGTAGAGATCGCTACCACCATGAACATCCTCGGCATGGCCCCCAACGTCGATACGACCACCATCGACGAGATCATCGCCGCGTCACGGGCCATGCACATGTACATCCCGATGGATGAACGAGCGCATTGGTCAGATGAGAAACGGCGATATCGCCCCGCCGCCGACGAGTTCATGGTCATTGAATCACGGCAACTCGATGAGCACGTGCGGCGAGCCTGGTATTGGCGAAACGCTGCGAAAGGATTCCAGGCCCTGTAATGGCAACAATGCACTATTCCATCACCGAGATGTTCAAGAAGGACCTAGCGGCTGTCAACCTGTCTCAGGTCACGCACCAGGACATCGACTTTCACAGCAACGCCCGAAAGCAGGATTTCACAAGCCAAACGAAGGCCCTGCTGGATACTTTCAACCCGGACCGACGGGCAATCGCTATCGGGATAGACCCCTATCTTGAATTGTGGGACACCTACGATAACCCCCACCCCGAGTGGGCAGCATGGCTTTGGAGCCACGCTCTCATGCGTAGGATGCTGTTGTCCACAGCGACCTGGTCGACAGCCCTTTGGACCTACACGGACGCGGGCGAATGGTTCATTGATTACCTGACTGACTCGTCTAAGGAAATCACCTACGTCAACAACCTAGAGTTCGCCGTCTTTGAGCGATTCGTAAAGGGTGATGCCACCATCCAGGAGCGGGGCCCCTCTTACGCTGTGGTGGACAGCCAGGACATCTTGTCGGGCGACCACTCTGGTGAATACGATTTTGTCGAAACGAACATAGGCAATCTGATGTCACCAACGATGAAGTTCGTTGACGCTTACCTCGACGCCATGGCCCCAGATGGGACAATGCTGATAATGAACACTTCGGGTTACCGCAAGGTGTACACGGAACGGTTCTACTCCCTGCATCATTACGTCAGGATTCAGAAGCACATTCTGAACAAAAGTGGATACAACGTATTCCACATACCAATCGACCTAGGGTTCACGATCATCCGTAAGGACGCCTAGGAGTTCTTTCGTAGAGGATGTCAGGGGGAAGCCACACGCTTTTGCCCTCACGATCCCACTGCTTGTAGGTTTCGATCTCGCTGGGTGTCAGCGGGCCTGTGCCAACGAACTGGAGATAGGAATACCTCTCCCCCTTCGTTACCGGCCTTACTTCGTGCATCCCAATGTAGTTAGACGGATACAAGACCGCGCTCCCAGCCTTCATCAAGGGCTGCTTGGCGGCGTGCCTGAATCGCATTTCGCCTCCCTCAAAGTCGTCGTTTAGAAGCAGAGACCCGCTGATGACATTGAGGCTGGAGATCGTCGCTTTGGGTATCTCCCCTTCCCAGTATTTGACATCTGAGACCTCGACGCTGGTGTCGGTGTGCTCACCGATGCTCTGCCCCTCCGTGTAGGTGACCACGTGAGCCGGCATCCGTGCCCACACGGCCTGCCTGGCCGCCGGGTAAATGTACATGTAACCCTTTACGCATTCCAAAAGCGCATCGCTGAGGGTTTGAGCGAACTCGGGGTCGTCATCCCAAATCTGGACCAGCCGGCCGGGTTGACTCAGCGCCTGGTCGGCGTCGATGGTGTACCCACCGAGGTTTGTGTAGGTGCCGTCTCCGTTGTCGGTGAACTGTGGCGGCTCTGTCTCCCTGCGCTTCGCTATCCAGCCCGCCAGGAACTCCCTGTCAATGTCCACGACGTTGTGGAAGGCGACAACACCCCCTCCGCACTCCTCAACCTCCACTGCCAGGCCCCTCCTGGATGTAGACGTTCGTCGCCCACTCCGCTAGTTCAGGGTTGATAGCAGGGTCAACGACGTTCTCCCTAACAGCACTATTCGGGGTCCCCTGGCAATACCACCCTAAGTAGGTGTACCGCATCCCAGCGCCAACAGGCTGGACCTCGTGGGCGGCCATGTAGTTCGACGGGAAGAACAGGATGTCGCCCTTCTTCGGCTTGTAAGAGATGTCCAGATAAGCGAAGTTGTGGTGGCCATCAGTGAAGTTCGTACCGTCGAGTTCATCCTCGGTATCGACACCGTCGTTGAGGTAGGCGACGACGGAAACGACGTTCCTGGTCGCCAACTGGTCTATCGGCTCGGGCCGGCCGTACTTGTAGTCAGTGCTGATGTCTGAGTGCATCCCCAGGAAGGAACCAGGGGGGTAGGCGACAATGTGGGACTTGATCTTCCACCAAACACACTTGAGGACCAGGGGGAAGAGGTCGCAGTATTCGGCAAAGCAGGCGTCGCGGGCTTCCTCGATGAGGGTTAGGGCGTCGATAACGTCCTGCCTGGTGTCCTGGTGGACGGCAGAACCCCGCCACGGCATCACATCGACCTCGTCCTCACCGAAGAAGTAGCCGGACTTGTTGATGTAGCCGTCTACGCCAGTGATGTGGTCAACACCTGGCGTGTACATGTCGTCGCGTTCGCTGGCGAGCGTCTCTTTGCAGAATGCACGCATCCACCCCCAGTCAAGCGTGAATCTGTCCTCGAAGAGGACTACCCCGCTCCCCAGGTTCTTCATTAGTACGGGTTGTCGTCAGTGGGGCCTTGCCAAAACTCTGGCGTCCCTCGTGAGTCGAACGACGGGAAGGCCGCTTTCATCTGTTCATGGGACCACCCAGAGTGCTCCATGAAGTCTTCAACGGGTGATTCACACCAGACGAACTGGTTGGCGTCCAGACGGTCCTCGTTGTGGATGACATGGGGCTTGTCAGTACCAGCGTTCAACCCGAGAGAAGACCCCTGCCCATACCAGGTGAGATACGACATCCTGTGCCCCGATTTGATCGTTGTCACCCAATGGGCACCGATGTAGTTGGCGGGGAAGATCAGTAAATCCCCTGCCTTCGTTTCGATCTCTTCACCGACATACGGAAAGACAAGATTCCCGCCGTCGGTATCGCACAGATGGAGTGTTGTCGAAACGACATTCCTGGTCGCCGCTTCCGCAAACCCAATGACATCGTCTCTCGTTTCGTAGGAGTACCCGATGTCGTTGTCGTGGTGTCCGCCCAGGAAGCCACCCCTGCCGTAGCAAAGGACGTGGCCCCTGTTGGACCACCAAATCTGCGACAGCAGCATGGTGTACTCCTCGCAGTAGGTGAGAAGACCCTGGTATTGGGCATCGCATGCTTCCCGCCAAAACTCCTTCCACCTCCCCGACGATTCGACCCGTTCGTCATGTGGCTGGAAGCGTGTCGGAACCGTTGATTGGTGTTCCAACGAGCGGAACTCATTCGAGTTCGGGTTGTCGTTCCCTCGCTGGTAAACGGTCCCATCGTCAGCAACCTGGTATTGGATGTCGAACTCTCGTTGGCTTCTTTCGAGGATTTCTCCATGGAGCCAATCAGGTATTTCCATGGCGTCCCTGATGATGGCCAGCCCCATCGGGAGATGTTCGATGTCAGCCATGGTAAACGTGCCCCTCGGGAACGGTATAAGAAGAATGCCTCGGTGGTAACCGCACAGACGGTTCCCCTTCATGATACGACACCCGATCGAACACACGTTCCCCGTGGGAGAAGCCGGCGCCGATGGCGTAAGACAGCGACTGGCCGTCGTACATGACGAGATCACCCTCTTCGTGATCGACCCAGTGCTGGTTCTCGGGGCTGACCTGGAACTGGTACACCCATTCGTTGATGTCGAGCAGGTCCTCTTCGGTTAGCCCATCACAGGTGTCGATGTCGATGCTGTACGGCAGTTCCTCGCAGTCCCGCCAATGCCCCTGGAGCGGCAGAAATGACTCGCCGGTGTGCCAATGCCGGCTAACGATCTTATGAGGGTATTGGACAACACCATCAGGCATGAATGGGACCTGAACCGCCGCCTTAGTGGCTTCACGTAGGCCGTGTTGCCACTCTGGCCTCATCGCTTCGTAAGCCTCTGCCATGTCAACAAACCCGGAGCCCCCCGTGCCCGGATGGGCTGTAAACGTGGCGAACGACATGACGATGGCCGTGGGTGGGAACTCCTTGTAGGCGTCCTCCAAATGCCAGAACATGAACGTGGAACGCACTGGTTCCATCTCGTAGAACTCGCCTTCTTCGGTTTGAGCGGTGTACACCCGAGGCTCGTTGTCTGGCTCTTCGCCGCCAGTCCCGTCCCCAGTCCAGAACTGCTCGAAACGGACCTTGTGGTCTTCACCTGTTTGGTAATGGGAATGCCCGCCGAGGAACTGGCTGTGACCGCTGCCCACATTGGCACCCTGCCCCATTGTGGACGGGGCGTACCCCGTGATCGCCTTTGAGAAAGAAGCCAGAGCACCTGGGCCCAGGTTCTTGAATACCAGCACCTTGTTCTCGAAGAACAGTTCCCGATAGTGCTCTGGGTCGGCTTTGACCTGTTCCAGCGTGTCGTCGAGTTCAATGATCTTCATGGATTGTCCAATCCTGGCTCATCGGTCCCCTAGACCGGTTGAACGGGGCACTGATGTCCCATGCTATTCCGTTCCTAAAGAACTGCTCGTAATACAAGCCGACCCGAGGCTGGCGGACGCTGTAACACGGCCCCTCCTGGAAAGCGTAAAAGGCTGTCACGGCGGCCAACAAAGTCCACTCAGGGGACATCGAGCACCGGGTGACCGTCATGCTTGGGGCCTATCTGCTCGCCCTTCTCGTCCAGGCCGGTGCGGATACCACCCATCCACGTCCACGGCTCGTCAATCATCTTCTTGGCCTTAGCATTCCCGTAGTTGGACCTCTGCTCCATCAAAGCGGCCTCTTCCCACATGCCACGCGTCTGGAACCTGACATCCTCCAGAGCATGGTCAGGGATGATCTGGAAGAACATGAACGGCATCCCCTCGGGGAAGGTGATCTCCACGTTCGGAGTGTCGATAATCCAGTTCATGTTGGGCTCATCAGGCCACCAACCGGGCATCATCGCCGTCAGCGGATGAGCATGCTTGATGTAATGGTTCGGGGCGCCCGACAACCACACGGAATACCCCTCGGGTGGATTTATCGCCCACCCAGTGGCAAACGACACCATCCCGATAATCGACTGGACAACAACGTCACGTTCATACTCGTGGCCGTCAGTATCCCAGGTGATCTTCTCCCCTGACAGAACCCTGGGGACAGTGTTACCGCCGTCCCAGATGACTTTCACTTCCTGGGGTAACACCAGTTCCCACCCGTAAGTGTTCGCTGCTGTCATCGGCAGGCACTTGTAGGCGTGCTTTCGATAAGTGCCATCCATCCAGTCGCGGCGAGGACGGCACTGCCTGATCTCGGGCGGGTTCTGATGGCTCTTAGTGAGAGTCACCTTCACGAGCCATACTCAAATGCCAGGTTGCCTGTGGGCGCTGGACCCCGGAGGTCTTCGGCGAGCGTAGGGTCGTTGTTCTCAAAGACAGCACCCTTCCCCTTCACAGGCAACGGATACTCCTCGTTGGGGGATGCAATAGACGGGGCAGATATTGAGAAGTTGTCCCAATCGACAGCCAAGTCGTAGCCGAAGATGCCACGCAACGTCCGTGTCCCCCCAGGGAACGCTGATACGCCGTGGGCCATTCTGAACAGGTCGGCCATGAGGAAGTCTGTTGTGTCCCACTCCCACCAAACAAGGTTCTGTAGATTCCCAAAGTTTTCCTCAACGTCCCTACGGTGGTCCCGATCCCACCCACAGACCAGGCAGTTTTGATGGCCGACATAGGTCGTTTCGACACCGCCCTCCACGTGGGTGTGTGACTCCATGTCGAAGGCCCTTCTGATCCACACGCGAGCCTCAGCCCACTCGGCTTCGTCCTCTTCGTGGAGAGCCCCCTGGCGTACCGAAAACGGCATAGTGCGAAGGACAGGGACGCCAGTGACGGGGTGCGGTAACGCCGCAGAGCGGACTTCGCAGGTGTAACCGTTGCCATCGAATGCCCAGTCGCCCAACTCTGTGCAGGACTCTCTCATCAAAGCCGTGAACACTACGGAGGGCAAAAGGTCGTTGCTGCCCTCCTCCAGCACAGCCTCCTCGGCACTTGGGTATTCGATGATGGTCGGCAACGTCAGGAGAGTCTCCTGGATAGCCGTCGGGAACTGCTTGAAGATCGTCTGGCAGTCGAGAAACCCTGTTCGCCCCTCTTGCGGGGGGCAGGTCTTGAAAGGCATCGTCCACCCTGCCGCTAGTTGCGGCCAGACACGGTGGCTGTTCTCCAAGTGGAACTGGATGGCTATTGGAGTCGTGGCATCAACCGGCGAATGGCCGGTGTGCGCGTTGGCGCCCATCGTGTTGTGATGCGTGTCGTAATACAACTGGGCGCCTTCCGACCAGTCACCGTGGCCTTTCGCCGTGGAGAAGTCGGGCAACTCTTTGGACGTATGGTCAGCAGACCCTGAGTGGCCAAACCCATTGAGTTCTCCGACCCCCTTGAACACCTCAACGAGTTGGGCACTCGTCAAGTCGGCCCCCTTGAAAGCGACTAACCCAACATCCTGGTAGTCGCTGTTCCACTCAGGAAGCGTCTCCATGATGGCGTCAAAGTCATACCCCTCCCTGACCGCCGGATACCACGAACGGTTCATCAGTCGCTGATGGTGGTTACCTGGCCAACCGTTTCACCAATGGCCTGCGCCTGGGCATACGGATCGGCCTGGGCCTGGTGGTTTAGATGATTGCGGTCGTTGTAGTCATACATCGTGACAGCAGAATACTTCGTGCCCTCGATAATCGGCAAGGAGGCGTGGGCGTAGATGAACGTCGACGGGTGAATAATGACATCGCCGGCTTCTGGAGTGAAGTCGAAGTCCTGGTAGGGCATCCGATACTGACCGCCCTCATACCCGCCGTTCAGGTACCCGATCGCTGACACGACACACGAGTATGAGAACCCGTGGTCAGGGTGGATAGCGAAATGCTGGTCCACCTCGTACTTGACGAAGTTGGTGGCTTCCTCGTAATCCAGGGTCAGGTTGTAAAGACCCGAATAGTGCTTGACGCACTCCCGTACCCCTTCCATGACCTCTTGGTAGAGGGGGACAATGTCCTCAAACTCGGCTGGGACAGTCTCAAGCATCGACTCTGCGACCTTGAAGTCTGAACAGTCGCGGTAGTCGAGCATCTCTTCGTGGTCCCCAACCCGTGCCGACTGCCACTGGAACCACTCGTTGTCAGAGCCCCCGATGGCTGCTTCCAGGCGCTCGACGAAGTTGGAGTCCTCGGGCCACACGTTCTTGTACAGCATGATCCCCGAGAACTTGTTTCCCAGGTGGCCGGCAACATCCATTTCAATCTCCCAACGAAGTGATCGTGTAGAACGACGGTGTCGTCCAGCGTACACCTGTCTCCACCGGCTTGACGCCATGAAGATAGTGAACGTCCCCAGGGTGAGCGACCGCTAAACCGCTCTTGATGGGCAGTTCGATGTCGTAGCCGGGGTAATGGAACTGTCCGCCCGTGAAGTCCTCGTTCCAGTAGATGATCGAGTTCAGGTCGTAGGTCGGGAACGGGTTCGGGCTGCCGTCGTTGAGTTGCTTATCGGCGTGCGGCGACTGTTCACAACCTGGGAGCCAACGGACGAGCACCGGGGGCCGGCAGGTGAGGGTGACGTTGTGCTTGGCCTCCAGGTGGCGCTGCATCTTGTCGATGTACTTCTCGATCATCTGATACACGAAGGGGTTGATCCTCTGGATGATCGGCCCAGAGCACATGCGGTCCCACCAGTACGAAGCGTCGTAGATGCAGACACCGTTCTCGTCGTACTCGGTTTCCCTCGGGTTGTCCCATTCGGAGATGTGCGGCAGGAACACGCTCATGTGCTCCAGGTCCAGGGGTGAAACGAAGTCCTCCAGGATGGTGATGCTGTCAGTCGACGCTCCGAAATGACCTGGTTCTACGAGAGAGGCTTCCACCCCTCAAGTGTACCTACTTCGTGAACGCTGGCGGGAAGTGAGGCGGGAAGTGAGGCGGGAAGAAGGGTGGGAAGAACGGGGGAAAGAACGGGGGAAAGAACGGAGGGAAGAACGGTGGGAAGAACGGGGGAAAGAAGGGAGGGAAGAATGG